TACTTTTCCGACGACGACCAAGACGACGACGAAAATACCCTTGACGGCTTCCAGATTTACCGTCTCCCTGACGAACCATAATGCCGCTCCCCAGCCCGCAAAAACGCGAACGACGCCAAGACTTTATCAAGCGCTGCATGGCCGACCAAGTCATGCAACAGGAGTTCCCTGATACCAAACAACGCTACGCCGTCTGCCTCAAGCAAATTGTTCAACGACTCAAATCGCCCAGGAGAAAGTAACCCTATGCCCGCCCTCGACCTCTCCCCCCTGACCATCGTCAAGATCGTCCGTAAGGCCATCGAACTCTTTCCCGTCCCCGTTCTCGACGACGCCGACGGCGTCTATGAATGGCTCCTCAAGGTCATGGACCTTGTCAAGACCGTGGCATCCCTCACGGAGACAACGACCGACGACAAACTCGTTGACGCCCTCAACGAACTCGCCGGTAACAAACAAGTTGTCGTCGCCATCGTCAAACTGATCCAGCGCATCGTTGCCACGATGGGGACTGACGAGCACGTCGATGATCAGAGCATCTTCGGCTTCGCCGCCGAACAGGCCGCCGTCTCCGGCATCGATCCCTTGATCATCCAGCTTATTATCCAGGTCGCCGTCGCCATCTTTAAGCTCCTGACAGCATGACACGATCCCTCTACGCCACCGTTCTTGCCAAAATCATCGTCAGCGACCAACTCGACGACAAGACTCTGCCACACTTCAGTACCCGAACCCTTGCCATCTCCAACGTCGGGGCCGAGGATAGCCTGTCAACCGAAGAAGGCACCGTCACCGAACGGATCGTCGGTCGCTTCACCACCGATACCACCCTGGACCTGACTGCCGTATCCGATCCTATCTACACATCCATCGACCTGACAGGATACGCGATGATTGCCCTCCTCCTGGAAAATAGCGGAAACGGACCCGCAACTGTCGCTGCAGGCGCTAGCAACGGTTACACGCCCCTCGGCTCCGGCACCATTACCGTTCCGGCAGGCGGGGTCTATCTCGCCTACGACCCAGAAAACGCCACAGTCGTTTCCTCAACCGTCAAAAATATTGATATCGACGCCACAGGCGCCACCCTCGATGTCGTCGCCCTCTTCCTCAACAAGTCAACATGAAAACACCTATCACACTGATCGCTACACTCCACATCCTGGCGGCCTCAATATGCCTCGCCCAGACGGCCCCTCTTGCCCAGATCGACGGTCCTAAACAGGTCGAGGCGGGCCGACTGGCCATTCTCCGCATCACAGGTCCGGAATCCATCGCCACAGACTGGCTGATCGTCGCGCGTGACCGCTCCAAGGATGTCGTCCGCGATCAGGACTGGATCGTCTTCGACGCCGGAAAAACCGTCGTCTTCGCAACACCCAATACAGGAACCTACCTCGTCATCGCCGCTGTCGCCGATAAAGGTAACTCCGGAAATATCACTATCCTGACTCATGAACTAATGATTGGGCAGGCCCCGGAGCCAAACCCAGACCCGACGCCGCCGGATAATCCAACAAAGTCATGGGAAAAGGTATCCTATGATCTTGCTATGAAGTACGTCCCATCCCCGCGTCAGCAAGAGGCCAAGGCCGTTGCTGCCGCTATCCGTGAGGCCGTCGCCCAGCTATCGACAGTCCCTGACCTCCGCAAGGCCCGGGAGCTTGTTCGCGACTACACCCTCAAGGCCCTCAAGGGCAATACCGCCCGCTGGAATAAATGGTCTGACGAGATTGCCTATTCACTCGCCCAGAATGCTGGGACGATCCTTGATGTTCCCGTTTACAGCGGGATCATGAACGCTATCGCCAACGGCCTCGATAAAGTCACCGACTGAAAGCACGGGATACCCCATGAGTGAACCGAACATTACACCTTTATTCGGCTGGGCCGGTCCAGAACTTGCCCGCGAGGAAGTCGCCAAGGCCCGCGAGGCCGGTCTCGTCGTCTCATTCGATCAGGCCGTCGAATCGGGCATCATCGCCAAGGAGGGCAATACAGGAAAGCCAACCTTAACCGCCTGGGAGGCCTCCAAAAAAGTCCTCGGCCAGGTCCTTCCCGCCGGGCGTCAGGAAATCGGCGACTGCGTCTCTTGGGGCATGAAACAGGCCGGGGAATATCGCCACCTGATCGAGATCGCCTCCGGCCAGGAGGAACGATTCCGCCGCTGGTTCGCCCCGTGGATTTACGCGACCAGCCGCAACCAGATCGGCCAGGGACGCATCAGCGGTGACGGCAGCCTCGGCGTCTGGGCCGCCCAAGCCGTCATGAAATACGGCGTCCTATTCGAAGACGATAAAGATGTCCCGTCCTACTCCGGCTCCTTGGCCCGACAATGGGGCAGCCGGTCCAACGTCAGCCAACCCGTCTATCAGAAGTTTTTTGGGGTCGCCTCAGATAACCCGTGCTTCTGCGTCGAAGTCAAATCCGTCGATGAAGCCGTTAAGATGATCCGCGACTTCCGACGGCCCCTCACAATTGCCAGCTTGCGCGGCTTCCGCATGGAACCGCGAAACTATAAGGGCTATCACGTCTTCGTCCCCTCCGGTACATGGGCACACCAGATGTGCTGGATTGAATACAACGAAGACCTCGGAGCGCTCTACCGTCTTAATTCCTGGGGCGCGGACGCCCACGGTCAGCCGCTCAACGGCGAGGCCCCCGGGGGAGCCTGGAACCTCCTGGACGATATCGAATATGAGTTCAAAAACATGGATGTTGAATGCTTTGCCCTGGTCGAATTCGAGGGCCAGCCGACCGATCCCGATTGGCACCCCATCCGTGACAACGACTGAACGACTGAATGACCACCAAAGCGCTCCAGAAACTCATTCTCAAGCTCTGGAACCGCCTCCCTGTCATGCCGCATTTTATCCTCACGGCATGCATCACCAACTCTGTCCGCCAGCTCAAAAACTTCCCCGAAGACTATATCCTCTTTACGGACGGCGAGTCGCAGATTCGCTACACCTGCAAAGATGGACACGTAACCATCATCCTCAAGACCACCGGTGAGGCTGAAATCTACGTCTCGACCTACGAGTCCAAACTCTACAGCCCCGTCAATCTGAATTGAGGTCCCTATGGCAAAACGCGAGAAGCAGCCAGCAACAGACGAAAACATGTCACTCATCGACTACGCCCGCGAAGAAGACGAAACAGAAGAAGCTGCACAACCAGAAGAAGCAACGCAAAATGACGAGGAGATAGAAGAGGAGGAAGGCGGCGAAGAAGAAGAAACCGGCGAAGATGGAGACCAAGAAGAAAGTTGTCAGTCCGAAGAGTGTCAGACGGCCCTCATCAATTTCATCAAGGAAAACTTCGGCGAGGACCTCAGTCACTACAAAAACGACCTGGAGGCCATTAAGGGACTTCTCAACGCCCGTAAGGCCATCGGTAAACGGGACCAGGACGCCAAAGTCCTCAGCATGATCCGTCAGCGATATGGCGACGAGTTTCTCGAAATGCTCGTCTCCGGCCAGGCGACTGCCGCTATCCAGCAGGCCCAACAGCAACAAGCCCAGAGCAATGAACAAAATGAACAAGACGAAATCGAATGGGACGACCGCTGGCTGGCTATGGTCACACGCGACGATGAGGGCAACCTCGTCCCCGCCCGCGGAGCACCACCCGATATCGTCGATAAAGTCCTCCGCTTCGTCCGACACAGGGAGAATGTCGTCAATGAGTTCGCACGAAACCCACGCCGATTTATTGAGAACATCATTACAGAAAAGCTTTCCAAGAGCATTGATCAACTCATATCAAGAAAGATTGAACAGTCGGTTACAACAGCAGCCGAACAAGTTGCCCTCTCCGAATGGGCACAGGAGAACAGGCACCTGCTGTTCGAAGGGGGCGACCCGACCGCCCCGATGACGCCCCTCGGCATGGAAATCACGGAACTCGCCGATCAGCTCATGGAAGACGGTGTCAAATCACACACCAAGGCCCTCCAGCGCGCCTGGGAAATCGTCATGTCACGCCAGCAGGTCCAACCTAAAAAGGCCAAAGTCCCACGCTTGGCCTCCATGCATACACCCCAGAAGACCCAGAAGACTAAAAAAGTCACCCTTGAAGACCTCATCGACCAAGGCTACAGCCTGGTTGAGGCCTACAAAAAAATGCGCGAACTCTCCGAATGACCCCAGGAGCACCCCTCCCTGATGCGGCCATCCCTAGCGGCTCTGGAGTGCAAGCCTCCAGGATGGCCCTTAACGTCGGGTAGGCGGCTGGGCTGATCAGGGACACCCGCCGTTCTCCACCCTCATCTGCGGCCCCGTGGATCAGCCCGTACCCGACACCTAGCCGCCGGGCGCTGCCTGCAACAGGCCTCTCTGTTACATGGCAATCTCTCGTTCACCAGTCTCTAAAGGAGGGCATCCGATATGTCCGTTATCTCCGGAACACCGCGCATTACCGCGGTTGCCATCAATAAGTATATCCGCAAGCTGAGCGAACCGATCATGGTCAACGCCCGCTTGCTCGGCGTCCTCAAGGCGAAAGGGCGCATCACGTTTAACCACGATAGCTCCGATATCCGATGGCGTGTCCGCTATAAACGCGCCACCCCCACCGCCAGCGTCGGCTATCCGATTAACGTGACTTTCGACCTGCCCAACCGGATCACGACTGCCGTCCTACCCTGGCGGTCATACGTCCTCGGTGAAGCTATCCCGAAACTGGAAAAGCTCATCGGACGTAACGACGACACCGCCTTCCCGCGGCTTGTCGAAAATACCGTCAAATGGATGATGGAGGACTTCCAGTATTACTTCCAGCGGACCCTCTACGCCGACGGCGAAGGAGGCACCTACGATATACACGGGCTGGAATCCTTCTTCGGCTACAGCGGTCCGGTCTCCAGCAGCAAGGTCGGCAACCCTAACGATACCTACGCCGGCCTCTCTACCGCCCTTGGCGGCCTCGGCGGGGCACTGATCTCCGGCTACTACCCCGAAGGCGTCTTCGATCCTGAGTACGCCGCCTGGAGTCCGATCATCGTGGACTGGGATAACTCGGCCTTCGATGTCGGCACATCAGCGACCTGGGGCACCAACTGGCGTCGTGCCGTCCGTTACGGACGCACCTGGCTCCAGGCCCTCCAGGGCGTTGACCCCGATATCATGATCATGCACCCGGAAATGGAACGCGCTGCCCGCGATGCCACCGACGACATCGCCGAACTCCAGGTCACGGCCAAATCCCAGGTCGTCGATCTTGGGATCAAGACCCTCATGTTCGAAGGTCTTGAAATGCTCAGCGACCCGTTCGCACCGGCAAAGGCCGTCTACCTCCTGACGACCGACAAGATGGAACTCATGTCCATGCAGTCCCAGCTCGTCGAACTCCACAAGACGACAGACCCCTACGCCACGGATACCCTCATGCTCGACTTCTTCGGCAACCTCCGTGTCGATAGCCCGGCCTTCTTCGTTAAATTGGCCGACATCTCGTGATTGTAATATGACGATCCCAAAACACCTGACAATAAGGAGACGTTTCTATGCGTTGTGACTACCCGCAACTGCCGTTCCCCCGCGGCACGACCTATTCTCAGGGGGCCTTCACACCGACAGCCACCGACGGACTCCAGATCGAAGGGCAGGTCTACACCGTCTGGGATGACGACTTCGACATGCCCGTTAAACTCCGCGTCGTCCGTAACATGACAGGGTCCACCTTGACCCTCACCGCCGGTAAACTCATCGGCTTCAAGGACGCCAGCGGCACATTCGCCAATCTCGGCAATCACGCCTATTCCTTCGCACTGGCCGCCGACGGCGACCCCGCCAAACCCATCGACGGAGCATACGCTGCAACCGCAACGGCTGCTGCCTACGACCTGTTCTACGTTGTCGAGGAGGGTCCCTGCGTAGTCCTTAAGATTGCTGCATCATCTACACAGGCCATCACGGCAGGCGCTAAGGTCTATGGCGACTCCCAAACCTCTAAGGTCGATGCGACCGTCTCCAGTGGCGCCGCCGTAGGCCGTGCTATGAAAGACGCAGCAAGCACCGCCGACTCGGTTGACGTTTACGTCTTTCCGGGATTCATTGGATGACCGATTCCTCCGGCGTCTTCACCGTCGATCTCTACCGACCACTCCCCGCATTTGCGTCGTTCCACCACGACCGCAATAAATGGCGGGTCCTGATCGGTTCCAATCGCTCCGGTAAGACACTCGCCGCAGCGGTAGAGCTTGCCCGGGCCGTGACCAATCGTGATCCGTATCATAAGTACAGACCAACCAACGGCGTCGCCGTTGTCATCGGACTCGACTACAATCACATTGGCATGCTCTGGCGCAAGCTCTACCTACCCGGCGCTATCAAACTCATCCGCACATCAAACAAATCCTATCGCGCCGTCCGCTTCTACACCGACGAAAACGACGGCCAGGCCCATTGTGACCGCACCGACCTGAACTGCCGCTCGTCCTGGATCGACGCACCGCCCCTCATCCCGCCGGAACAAATCGACCGATGCTCCTGGCACGACCGATCCCAATACATCCCCGCCGTCGTCTGCCTCCTTAACGGCTGGCGCATCATGTTCTTCTCCAGCCGCGGTCAGGTCAAGCAAGGTGAACACTACGACCTCGTCTGGATCGACGAGCAGATCGGTAACAATAGCTTCTACTACGAGGCCGTCCGTGGACTCGTCGATGTCGATAACTTCCGTTCCTACGGCATCTGGTCGGCCACAGGTCAGAAGCAAAATCCCCTCCTCTGGGAACTGACCCAGAAGGCCAAGAACAATAAGGAAGTCAAGGTCTATTTCAACGACATCGCCAATAACCCGTTCATCACCAAAGAGGAACGCGATTTCTTCGCCGCACTCCTCCCCGAAGATGAAAAACGGGTCCGCGTGGACGGCGAAATGGCCATCGAAGCTTGGCGTATCTACAGCGAATTCGATTACGCCAATCACGTCTGCACGCCGTTCATTATCCCCGACAACTGGACTCGCTACCTGGCCATGGACCCCGGCACCCTGCATTGTGCCACCGTCTTCGCCGCCGTTGACCCAACCAATAACCTGTACATCTACGATATCGCCGATGTCCAGGGAGGCGGCGCAGTCGCCTGGGCCAAAATGATGGAGCAGCGCGCCGATTCACGTATGTTCGAGGCGTGGATCATTGATAAGAGGGCGGGGCGCGTTCGCTCCATCAGTAATCAAGAATCCGTTGCCAATCGCTACTTCGCCGCTGCCATGGAACGCGATATCCGCCCCCGTACCATCGGGACACTCGACGGATTCGTCCCCGGCTGCGACGAACCCAGCGTCCGCCGGGAAGTCCTCAAGGAATACCTCTTGTCCAGTGCCGGACTCCACGACGGTCCCAAAATCAAAATCTTTGACTACTGTGGACGACTCATTCACCAGATCAAAACCGCCCAGTATGACGCCAAAAACCCATCCCGTCGCATCAAGGGGCAATTCGACTTCCTTGACGCCCTGGAATACCTCGTAGCCTACAGACCCAAGGCCATCGTCCGTCCGCAACCGTTTGGCAACACAAGCAAGACCATCCACGAGATCATTTATGAGCGCAACCGCATGTTCCGAACAGCACGCCAAGCAGGCGCCCGTGGCATCTCCTTCGGCTGACTACTCCGTCTATCACCCAGGCGATTTTATCCTGGTGACCTTTTCCCCTACCGACGAACCATCGATCCTTGGCATCATCACCCGCGTCGGAGTCGATTCCGTCGAGGCCTATCTCTTCCGTCACGACAGCCCAACAGCCGTCCGTCGCAGCGGCATCTGGTCCATTGACGACCCAAGACTCGACCCAACCTCAGCCCAGAGCTACTTCCGCGGGGCCTTCAAATTGGTCGCCACCAGAGCAGAAAAGATGTCACCTTCGTGCACTTGCAACTGTGAGGAGCTAACACAGAGAATTGCCACACTGGAGGCAAAGCTCGCTTCCCTGGAACGAAAGCTCTTGTCATCAAAAAGACCACAGGAAAGCGCATGACAATAGCCCATTCCCCAACTCAGATAGCCTTTAGGCAAACCACACAGTGGTTGCGTCTAACAAGCAATTAGTGGCTTGTTAGATGGGCAAGCATGTGTGGATGCCGGATGGCAATGGTTGGTCGGGCTGCATTGGAACTTAGCACGTCCTGCTGTGGGTATGGTGACCCGGAGTGATGATCCGATGTATGCACGCCTTTGGATGCATACAACACAGCGACGGTTTGAGATTGACGAGATGCTGGACCTTTTACTTGTGGATGGTGATCTGAGTTCTCGTCGGACCCGGACGTATGGGCGCCCACAGGCGTGCGTTGTTGTTATTTCGATGGTGTTGAGATGCCTGTGTCCAGGATCGACTACCTGGCCGTTGCCGGGGAAACTCCATTGGCGCGTCGCGTTACTGGAGAAGGTCCTTAACCGTCTTGGGCGTGTACCTACCTGGCCTGCTGTTGGCGGCGTCATCGGCTCTCTTTGGCCTGGCCGTTGTGGGATCGCCGCTGTCATCACGACGGTGGCAGATATCACCGGCAGGTTGTTGGAGGGCCGAGCCAATGCAGACGAATCTAATGGGCCGGGGCCTATCCGCGGAGAGGAAGAACGAAAGAAAACCGCTTCTGGGAGTCCGCGCCGATCACAGAACGACCCCTCAGTTGACGATCTTACCTTTTTTCCGGGGCTAAGCGCTAATACCAACATCCTTGGGAGACTCCTGTGCGCATGACATCTGCGCACGATAGGCCTTACGATAGGAATTATATACCACGGTCATTTTTTAGTCAAGGTCCGGTTGGATGAAGACGTGGTTAGCTGATTTAACGGCGTTATGGCGGCGGCGGATAGCGGCGGCGATACGGGCGAAGGAGGATCAGTTTGGTTCGGCGGCCCGTGAGATGTGGCGTTATTTAACGGCGACGTATGAGGATTTGTATGTTGTGGGGGCGGAGACGGGGGATATTGCTGTGTATGGGGGTGGTCCCTATTATCGTCCCCGGATCAACAAGTTTCAGGAGTTTGTTGATCTCTACATGCCGTTTGTCTTAGGGCGGAATCCTGTTCGTCGTGTTTCTCTTCGTCGTCCGGTTTTTAACGAGGAGGTTATGAGCAGTGCCATGATTGGCATGGGGATGCCGGTTTCCTATGCCCGTCATGATCGGACGGCGCGTGCCTTGTATGAGACGGCGGCGCGGCTTTTGGAGTGGTGGTTGCAGTATTGTGCGGACGAGTATGACATTTTGCGGGAGGCCCGTCTTGCCGTGACGGAGGCCTTGGTTAAGGGTCGCGGGTTGCTTTGGCATGGCTTGATCAGTACGGCGAGTGGGTTGATGCCTGCCTCGTTTTATGAGAGTGTGGACAATCTCTTTATTGATCCGGCGGCGGTAACGTTACGGGATGCGGGGTACATTATTCGTCGTCGTCGCATGTCGTCCTGGTTGGCGGCGGAGACATTGGGGATTGATGAGAATAAGCTTTTGCAGTATGCCCGTGCGAGTCTGGTTGAGCGGGAGGCTGGTTCGGCTGGTGGGATTGACGAGCGTGACACCGATTCGCAGGTTGTGGAGTATTACGAGGTCTATTCGCGGATCGGGAGTGGTGTGGCGATGGCGGAATCGGACAGCGAGTTAAGGGACTGGCGGGAGGCCCTGGAGTCGCTGGGTCCGTATCAGTTTTATGCCATTGCCAGCGGCGGCGAGCATCCCTTGAATGTTGATCCCGAGCGGATTACGACCGAGTCTGAGTTACGGGCGGCGGTCGAATGGCCGGTAATGACTTTTGGGGATACGATTCATCCCTGGCCGGTTTCGATTTTGGACTTTTATCCCAGCACAACGAATCCCTGGGCGCGGAGTCCTTTGGAACCGGGTCTGCCGATGCAGGTCTTTCTGGATCATCTTTACGGCTATGTCATGTCGCAGGTCCGGCGTTCGACCCGTACAATCGTTGTTGTTCCGGACCATGTGGACGGTCGTTTTGTGGACGCCTTACGGAATCAGGATGCCGACTATGAGGTTGTTCCGATTACGAGTCAGCAGATTGGGGAATTGTCATCGAGTCTCTACCAGATTGTGGAGTTTCCGGCGATCCGTTCCGACCTGATTACGGTCATTCAGGATGTTGAACGTGTTTTCAACAAAGCTGTGGGACTGGACGAGGTACTTTACGGAGCCACGCCCGACAAGCAGATCAGGAGTGCCGCGGAGGCGCAAATTAGATACACGCAAGCGTCCAACCGGGCGATGGCAATGGCGGAGACCGTCGAGAAATGGATGTCGAGTGTGGCATCCAAAGACGGGATTCTCTCGCGACTTTACGTCCCGTTCTCGCAGATGGCGACGTTCTTTATGGAGCCGATCTTGGCAGGACCCGACGGGGAACCGGTCCCTGGCGGGCCGCTCACCGGCGTTTGGTCCACGGCGGTAACGGCTACGGACGCCTTTGAGGCCGGATCAGACTTCTGGTTCACGATTGAAAGCGGCAGTGGCATGCGAAAAGACAAGGCCCAGGAGATCAGCACGGCCCAGTTTATTGCTCAGACTCTGCTGCCGGTTGCCATGCAGGCTGCCGGTAAGACGGGCAACTTTGAGATGTTCAACCGCATCCTGGAACGACTCAGCAATGCGATGGACGCCGATCTGGGCCTCTTCCGAATGGAGCCTCAGCCGGTCGGTCCGCCCTCAGCGGGTGGTCCGCCGTCTGGTCCGGGTGGACCGTCGGAATCGCCGCAGCCGCCCATACCGCCCATGAGGTGATGCTATGAGTCAGGAACGGGAACGACTAGAGGAACTGATCCTCTCGATTGAGTCCCTTTTGGCGGAGGCTTCTGACCTATCCATGGAACTGTTGCACCTTGATCAGAGCGAGGAGATACGTGATCTGGCTTTGCTGATTGGCGACGCCGTCGCCCAATTGGACGTTGTGATGGACGAGTATTCGATTGCCCCAGAAGAGAAGTAACGAGGTGACGCATGGCTTCCAAAGGTGGAAAGAAATGGATTCAGAAGGCGATCAAGAACCCTGGCGCACTGACAGAGAAAGCGGAACGCAAAGGGATGACGATTGATCAGCTCTGTTATCGTAAGAATCTGGATACACGGACCAAGCGGCAGTGCAACTTAGGCCGGACTCTGCAGGAGTTTGTCCGTCGTCGTAAGAAGGGAGACTGACGAATGGCGAAATACGATACTCGCCACCTGCGAAACGAAAAATACTGTGTCGGGATTGTGACCGATTCTCTGCCCGACCGGTGGAATACCATGCATCGCGACTCGGACGCCGAGCGATTGGCCGCCATTGCCCGCCGTCATGGCGTTAATCCCGAAGCGGCCCACTACTATCCCCAGCTGGCCAGTTTCCCTGGCGACCCAGAGGCATTTGTGACGAGTCGTAGTGAAATCAAGCGGGTCCTTGAAAAACGTGGCTGGGCCGCTAATGGCTTCGTGGAATACGAACCCCAAGGGTTCTCGTCGCGGCAAAAGAAGCCCTATCGGGTGGCCGACGACCTTGTTGAACGCTATGTCCAGGAGAGCCTTCCGCCGGAGGAGCTGGCCGCCAAGAAACCGGACGATGTGGCCGAGATGCGTGATAAAATCCGTACCAAGCTCAGCGGGACACAGGACGAGTGATGTACACGACGTTTTCCGATATCATTGATTACGTCTCGCGGGTCATCTTCAGTTATGGGGCCAGCCACGGCGTCTCGGCCAGCCGAGACCAGATACGGACGGCCATTCGCTCGGCCTACAACGAACTCCCCGTCCGCTATCAGTGGCGTCGCTACACGACCCTGACCCGTCTCTCTTTTGCGGCCTCGCAGACCTACACGGCGAACTACGATGCCGACGAGGGGACCCTGACTCTGGATGGCGGGACATGGCCGGATTGGGCGGAGAATTGCAGTGTCAGCGTCGGCGGGTACCGCGGCTGTGTCGGCAGTGTGAGTGACGAGACGGCAACACTCAGCGTCAAGCCAGACAGTACCGTAGCTTCCGGCAGTCAGACGGTCATCCTCTACAACGACGCATGCCAACTGCCTGCCGACTATCTCCTCCCTGTCGCTGCCTTTCTTGTCCGTCCCCAATATGAACTGCGGCAGGTCAATACGGCAACCGCCTGTCGCCTGTCCTACAATCGGACGGGGGCCTCGATCCCGCATTCTTTTGGCCTGGAGAACATCGGCGGCGAGAACTGGTTGCGGCTCTATCCCGCACCCTCTTCGGCCTGTGATGTGGACCTGATCTATCGCCGTCGTCCTACCGAACTGGTCCACAGTGGCCGTGACGATATCAACAGTGATGGTACGATTACCGTCAGTACTACGACGGTGACTGGGGTTGGGACGAGCTTCCGCAGCGACATGGTCGGTTGCGTCTTGCGGATTGGAACGCCGACGATGTGGCCGACCGACAGGGACGGATTGAATCCCTTCCTGGAAGAAAAACTCATTTCATCTGTCAAATCAACATCATCCCTGACGATTGACAGTGAATGCGAAGGGACGTACAGCGGCGTCATGTACTGCGTGACAAGCCTGCTCGACGTTGATCCGCACATGTACGAACTCCTGGCGGCAATGGCCGTTCAGAAGCTGGCCCAGATGATGAACGTCAATGTTCCGATTGATGTTGACGGTATTCTGCGGTCGGCGATTGCCGCCGATGCTGCGATGAGCGGTGTCACGCCGATCAGCGGCGGCCCGCAACTCTTCTTCTCTGGTCGTATCAATTATACCTGACGTGAGTGAAACAGATGGCTTATTCCCAGCGAACGGACCTGGAAGCGATCTACGGGGCGCGGAATGTGGAACGCTGGGCCGATCTCGACTCCAGCGGCAACCTGGAGGATATTGCAGCCAGGATCACCTATGCCATTAGTGTGGCCGATGCCGAGATCGATAGTGTTCTGTCTGGATCTCCGATCAAGACGCCTCTTGACAAAGTCCCGACGCTCTTGAAGATCATCTCGGCGACACTGGCGGGTGTATTCCTGTACGAGTCTCGCGGGGCTGAGGGGATTACCACCGATAGCGGCGTTATTGTTCATCCCTACTACTTCAAGCGAAAGTGGGCGCAGGATGTCCTGACAGAAATCCGCGATGGGCGTCGTCGAGTCCCTGGAATTATCTGATCTTATGATCATCGCTGAAACCAATCCCTACACCTACTGTCACAATTGGCTTTGGAGTGCCCTGGAGAACGAAGATACATTCTGCGCCCTTGTCCCAGAACGGAATCGCGTCAAGGTCTGCAGTTTTTACAACCCAGATGTGGCTCGGACATTTGCTGAGGGCGACAGTCCCAACGTCATGATTGCCCTGAGGTCAATCAAGCATGACCTGGACTACGCTACTAATACAACGATCCTGGTCCTGAGCTACGCTATCAATATCCTTACGGCTGGAATGGACGCGGGCGAGATTGAGGATATCATGTGGGCGATTCTCAAGGGTATTGTTAAAGCCCGCTCCGAACTTGTCAACGATGTCTTTCTCCACGATGCCCGTTTTGACGATACGGAACTGGAATACGTTGTTAAAGGGCGAACGAAGATTGTCACAGCCTGTGTTGTGAGTCTCTACGTCCATATTGATAATCAGGAACTCCTGGAATAATCGTGAAAAAGTGGAATGAGCGATGGCGGTACTGAGCGGTATCAAGACGGCGGTTGACGGGATTCCGAGTGTGGCCCTCTGGCGGGTCACATTCAATGCCAATCCGGCTCCGCTTCTCACGGCGGGGAGCCTGGAGGCTCTTGTCCAGCAGTGCGGGATTGAGGACTGGGAAGGTGATATCATTTATCTTGGCTATACGGCGAGCTACGTTCCCGGCGACGAGCTGGCGTTTGTAGGGTCGATTGACGGGAGTAAAGGGGTTACCGGTGATGCCCTGGTTCAACGGGTCGTGATCGCCGCAGACTATCAGACGAACCGCTATTTTACAACCGAACTCCGGATTGTTGGGAACGGGGCACTTACGTTTGGGACGGCGAGCGCAACCGATACGACGATGCCGACGCCGGTCTGTCCTGCCGGTAAGAAGGTTGTGATCGACTCGACGGAACTGAGTGGGATCATCGGATGGCGATTGTCCCTTGAACGCGAAATGCTGCCGTACGTCAGCAACGATACGTCCGGCGTCGTCAAGAATGTCGTGGGGGCCTTCTCGGCGACGCTCATTCTGGACGCAGTTCTGAGCGATGCCAGCATTCCCAGTCTGGATACGAATCATGACTTTAAGCTCTACGTCAGCGATACAGCCTACTGGCAGGTCGATTCGATGCGGCTGACCGGAATTGAGGATTATGGCGTCGATCTGATTCGTGCTGGCCAGCGGCGTGAGCCGCCTGCCTATCGGATGACCTTCACCCATAGTGCAGCATCGGACAAGTACATTAAAGACCCGTCCGCTCAGGTCTGGCCGCCCGCAGTATGAACGAAGACGATATTATTGCCTATTTGATGAGCGTGGCAGGATGGCAGCCGACGCCGCCGCCACCCATCGGCGATGATGGCGGCCTGTCGAATACTGACGTTCCCCAATCGGAACGCGATTCTCAGGAGGAGATCGTACGTCAGCTCCGCGACATTGAGGAACGTCTGCGGAAGCTGGAGCGACAGTTAGGGGCGATTTGCCGATGGCTGAGCCTGAGGAACGATCTGCGGCGGACAGGCAGGATACAGTGGATGCGAATCCCAGGGCTGTCCAGTCCGACAGGTCGATGGATTGGACACACGGGTGGTGAGTGACATTCTGTGGTCATGGATGCGTGCTATGCTGAAAGCTAGGCATAACGCGGCTGAGTTAGGATGTATCTATAACGTGACGCCAGGTGATGCTCAGATCAAGATTGAGCGTACGCATGGTGAGTTAGCTACCATTTCGGCAGGGACTGTTGTAGTTTCCACGAACGTATCGAACCTCGAATTACTGGGGGCATAAGCATGGCTGTAGTATCTGGAACCAAATTAGCTGTATCTGGGATGCCTACCGTGGCACGGTGGGAGGTTACCGCACTCAAGGAGACAGTGCCAGTGGTGACATCGGGTACGCAACGGGGCATCCTGCGTGCTTGCGGCTTCACTGACTGGACTGGTCGAATTGATTGCCTTGGATGGCCGAGTAAGACACCGGGCACCAAGTTTACGTTCACTGGTTCGATCGATGGAACTAACGGTGCCACTGGTGATGCGTACGTAGAGGAAGTCCAGGTAATCGGAGACTACGAGTCAAACTCTCCGATTATGACGGTGTATCAGCTTACTGGTGATGGTGAACTGACCTTCGGAGCGGCGGCTGCTACTGATGCATCGTTACCAACGGTTGTGTGTACCGCTGCTACAGCTGTGACCGGGGTAACTGGAGATGTAGCCGCATGGGTGGGAATTGTCCGTTGTAGAGGGATTCCTTACGCATCAAGCCAGACGGCAGGTGCACGCAAGAGGGAACCGGGTGCGATAGAGGCCCTCGCGGTTATTGACCTGTATCTGGGTAGCACAGTACCAGATGTGGGAGATACCACCGACATTGTGCTAGGTGGAACCGAAGGGGTGTCGATCACTGGGGCTGTGGTTACACGAGTGGAAGAGTATGGACCGGACACTACTGTGATTATCAATGGGCAAGAGTTATCGCGTTTTAGGGTTCACTACGAGCATAGCGCTAGCAGTACTAGCAATCAAGTGAAGATCGGTGGAGTTACGATATGGCCACCTAGTGGTAGCTGAGGCTCATGAGTGTAACGTGATAGGAGTAACGTGATGGCGGAGTCGTACGAGGAATACATCCTACGGCTAATTGAGCAAGCCCGTAAGGTACAGGAGCGGCTAGCGTCAAATCTTGGCCCATTGCAGGCGCCAGACGTACAGCCGGTAGAGTATGCAAGTGACAAGCAGGATGTTCCAGCGGAGCGTGAGACGCCAAGTGTAGAGACTAAGGATGCGGAGACTGATGAATCTCCATCGGCGCGTCCGGTAGAAGTACAGATGGTCGAAGACGAGAGTGGTTCGATCGTCGGCAGTGTTTCAGCGCCACGGCTTCCTAACGTAGAACCACCTGATCGGCGTAGTGTGCCAGACACGAAAGGCACGTTGCCAGCGGCAAGTCAGACCAAGGACTCTGAGAACGCACTGCCAGAACGACGAGATACCCCAAGTCCTGGTGTTGTAGAGCCAAAGCCTAGCTATGTGCCCACTCCAGGTATTCCGACTCCGACACGTAGCTATATTTCGGACGACAATGCTGTGCCTATAACCACTACAGTGCCATACCAGCCGATGGCAGTGGAAGTGAGTGCTGCTGAGGCGAGGCAATTGGAGGCCGAACGTGGTGATGCAGTGGACGTTGGCGATTCCGGACGGTGGGAACGGGGTACCGTTACCATCGACGAGAATGGACTGGTGCGGCGCCTGCCTACCAGGCGTAGGATTCCAGATGACGAACGGACGCTGCAAGGTAGGGGTGAATGGGAGACGTATGACGGTGGTGTGCTGGAAGTAGGGCGTCCGGTCGATTATGGAGATGGTGGTGCGAATGTGGCGCGTAGGCCGGTTGATAGGATGGACCAGTCTGCTGCTGGGAAGGTGGACAAGATATCTAGTGAGCTACAAAGACTCAAGGATGGAGTGCTGAAACTGGAGAGAGAGTTAAATGCGTTACGTGACGTGAAGAATGAGGTTGAGCGTATAAAGAACGCCCTTAACCAGTTTAGTGCGATAGGAGAGTGAAATGCCAGACCCCGTGCCAGCCTATGAGGAATTAGCAGGATCGCCTGTAGTGTCGTCACGCATGTCTGACGTTGGCATGATAACTACCATTACACGAAAGGTAAAGTGTGCCTGGAGCGATAGGGTTAACTTAGCTAGGTATTTCTCTAGCAATCCATTTGACTTTGGTGGTGAGAAGTACGCGTGCAATGGTCTGGAGATTGAACCGTTCAACGAGCGTGGCGAGTACTGTGCGCCAACGGGGAGTGGTAGCGATGCGACGTACACGTACGCTATCGTCACAGCGATATACGGATCACGGATCAATGATTACAGCAGTGCTGAGAATTGGTTTTCATGGACGGAGGACGTGGAGACCGAGACGCTTGTCATAGACCGCATGGTGGGAGATACGGTTCAGATTGGCGTATCTGACGTTGTGCCACCAGACTACAATGCCCGTATGCGAATCTACATTCCATTGTTGAGATACACACTATCTGCAAAGAGGTTGGGAGCACTGCCAGCAGCGTGTTTAACAATGCTTGGATGTGTTAATAAATCCAATGTGCGTCTTGGTAGTCTAGGATGGTGGGCTCCAGGTAGCGTCTTGTACTCCGACTTCAGGTACCGATGGACGCACTTTCCTGGTGGTGTTCAGCCCTTGAACTATTCGTGTACGATGTACGTTAACCCATTGGGTTGGCAGACTGGATTTAACTTAAAAAAGGGAAAGTCGCTGATACATGCTAGGCGTTCTGACTTTGTTCCGATCTATCCGTATCCAACTGCCGACCTTAATCTGGTGTTCTCGTAATGTACTATCGTGAGCTCAACGCTGCAATCGATAAGAAGGTTCCTGTGTCCGAGTGGAATCGGCACGTTGAGGCTTTACGTCGGTTAGACCTATTAGCACACGGACTGGATAGCAGGGAATGGTACAGTAAACGAAATGAAGATGATGCCTATACCAGGTTATGGTTAGGCATAACGTCTGGCAGTCCAGCGTGCAACCCACCATATCCAGAGAAAGAGACATGGAATAACTCTGGATGCAAGATTTTCTACCCGGTAACTCTTTTCTCTCCGTGCTGGAAGCCAAATGCTGGAGAGACAGACCTTCCTGTCGTACAGGAAAAAGACGACTGGCGTCTGCAAGAGATCAAAGGTTTAGAGCTTCAGAGCCTATTCTACGGCAATTTCTTTGCGGCTCCCTTGTACTGGGAAGACGCTGCTTACATTGATGAAGGAACATGGGTACCGGTTCTTGAGCAGAACGGCAAGTACTTCATCATCAACATTGGTGAGGGAAAACCGGAGTCTAGCTCGTCGATCAGTGAGCCATCGATAAGCGAACCATCGATCAGTAGTAGTGCCCCGCCATCGATAAGTAGTAGCGCTCCACCATCCATTAGTAGCAGTGCTCCTCCGTCACTTCCGTCGCTCAGTAGCATGAGCGGACCACCATCGATCAGTAGTGTGTCGGAGCCATCAAAGTCAGAAAGTGAGGTATCTGTAAGTGAATCGTCAGTAAGTGAATCATCTGAAAGTGTACCGTCAGAAAGCGTACCATCTGAAAGTGTACCATCCGAGAGTGAATCGTCAGTCAGTGAGTCGTCAGTCAGTGAATCATCAGTCAGTGAATCTGCGGTTAGTGAATCATCTGTAAGCGAGTCATCCGTAAGTGAGTCATCAGTAAGTGAATCATCTGAAAGTGTACCATCCGAGAGTGAATCGTCAGTCAGTGAGTCTTCAGTCAGTGAATCATCGATAAGCGAGTCCTCCGTTAGTGAGTCGTCAATCAGCGAGTCGTCACTAAGTGAATCATCCGAAAGTGAATCATCAGAAAGTGAATCATCAGAAAGTGAGTCATCAGTCAGTGAGTCATTGGTAAGTGAGTCATCAGTAAGTGAGATATCGGAGAGCGGTATCTCAGAAAGTGGGGTATCTGAATCCGTTAGCTGGCCATCAATCAGTGCTGGCAGCGATAAGTCATCTGCTATCGTACCAGTTAGTTTTACCAAGACTGGTTACGCGGCACTATTCATTCACGAGATGCCAGAGGTACGCTTCGATGACATACTTGTGGCTAATATTAAGCAGCGTGAATCACGGGTCAATATCGATCCGCGATTTATTGAGGTATGTGCTCCCGGTACAATAGAGGTAGTTAGCTTAGTGTGTGATAAGCCAGTAGTGGCAGGAGCGAGAGTGGATGGACCAGAGGTGGTGATTACGTTCGACAAGAAAAACTCCCGCAATGATGTACGTGTCACGATGCGGCTAAGTGGCATCAGACGTGGCTTTGTTGGTAAGCGATTCCCGGCCAGAACGGAACGGCAATTCATAGCTAACGAGCGGTTCATCAATTCCGCGTATCCAGCAGACGAGCAGGCGGAATAGAATGTCGCAGATATCATCGTCACATCCATCATATGGATCGGCAAAGTCATCATCGATTGGCTTATCACACACTATTCTACCTCTCTCGCTCCTGCCACTACGCCAAGTGAGCTTATGGTGTGTATGTTACTGGATGTGGGAGCCAGAGAACAGAATATGGATATTCCTACAAGGTTGTACTCCGTCGTCCTATCCACCAGACATATCACCGGAAGAGATTGTGTGTCCTCCAAACTGTGATGTACCATCGTGGGAAGTAGGCAATTGGCCGTGGGGGCAACCGGATACCACGGTGTGCTATTGGGATTGGGAAGAACCACCATTTAAGACATGAATGAGCATGCCTTCGTTGATATGAAACGCGGTGGAATGGTGTGCACCAAGTGCGGGGTACGCATAGGAATACCACCTGGTGAAACGCTAGACATATCACGATTGCCAGAATGTACAGGAGATAAGCCAACTGGTAAGTGGCCACACTATCTGATTGATACTGACCTATGGGCTAAGGCAGATTTCAAGAGACGTTCTACAGAGGATATTTTACGTATCTGCAAGATATGTGAAACGTGTGATAAGTACGATGGGCATGCATGTACGCTAATTGGCAAGGGGCTTGCCGGTAAAGCACTGTTGGGACAAAAAATGGTAATGGCTACTGAGGGATGTCCACTTGGCAAGTGGAAGGCCACAGTAACCGTGCGTGGCATGGCATGGAATCCAAATCGCAAACCATCGATGGTTCAGAAAATAAGGCACTACGCATTAGCCATAGTGCGGTGGCTAGGACGTGGTCGTCCCGTGAGGTCACGTGTAGAGGTAGAGATTATCTGGCGCATCTGCACGAAGTGCAGTTACTTCGACAACGGCAAGTGCAGGCAATGCGGATGTAGGTTATCAGATGAATTGAAGCCTTTGTCG